TTTCCGATAAATATTACTTTTTTAATAGATATTATTTGCCAAAGAATAACCAAAATAGTATAGCCAATAATAAAAACTATACTATGTGGGCAGATAAGGGATATATCAAGTTGGTAGATGGTAATGTTATTGATTTTTCTGATATAATTGAAGATATTAAACCAATTTATGAAAAATTTAATATAAGACAAATCAGTTATGATCCAGCTAATGCAGTCCAATTTGCTATTAAAGGAGGTTATGAAGGGTTAAATATGATACCATTTGCTCAAACTAATGTTAAATTCAATTCACCAGCTAAATAATTTTCGCGTTTAATATTAAGTGAACAAGTTGAAATAGAATATAATCCAGTAACACGTTGGATGTTTAGCAATGTAATTGTTAAAGAATATAAAGAATTAATACATCTAAATAAAAAAACTAATAATAATAAAATAGATGGTGTAATAAGTATGATTACCTGTTTAGGTGGTTACTTAGATAGTCCTAACTACAGTTATAAAGTATATTAGTTTATTTAATACAAATCCTGTATTTGTAATAAAATAAATATGGGATTTTTTTCAAAAAATAAGACTGAAGAAAGAGGTTTAACTAATTCATCTAATCCAGTACTAGGTACATTAAAATTTTCAGTATTTGGAAATTCTTCTGCTGCTGCTGCAATGAAACAGGGTATAGTATATTCTATAGTTAACCAAATATCTAATACTATTGCTTCTTTGCCATTATTACCATACGACATTATAGGAGATTGGAGCTATTTGGATGATAAAACTAATCTATATTATCTATTTAATGTTGAGCCAAATCCGTTTATGTCAGCTTTTACATTTAAAAAAACAATTATATCACAAATGTTACTTAAGGGTAACAGTTATATAATTATAAATAGAGATACTAGAACAGGTGAAGCTACACAACTTACTTTACTTTATTCGGATGCTATTCTAACAGAGTTTGTAGACGGTAATATTCAATATAGGGATACTTTAAGCGGTGAAATATATGATAGAAGTCAAATTATTCACATAATGAATTATGGTTCTACTTTTTATAGAGGTGAAAGTACTATATCATATATGTTTAATAGTATCAATATTGGTAATGCTTTAGATAATTATCAACGAAGTTTTACTCAAAGTGGTATGATGGTTAACGGAATACTAAAACCAGTTGACGGTAATAAAATAAATGGTAAACAAGCTGATGCTGCTAAAGAATCTTTTAATTCTTCTATAAATAATCTATCAACTAATTCAGTTATTGTTTTAGATTCTGGTTTTGACTTTCAGCAAATTTCTATATCTCCTAAAGATGCTAAATTCCTTGAAAGTAGTAAATTAAATAATGAAACTATTTGTAGATTCTTCAATATTAATCCAGCAATGGTAGGAGTTAATATAACAAATTGGACAACTTCAGAGCAATTACAATTAGAATATTTATCGAATTGTATAGCACCAATTATATCTAAGATAGAACAAGAGTTTTTTAGAAAAATTTACTTTAAACCTGATTGGAATACTAAGAAATTAAAGTTTGATACTTCAGAATTATTACGTGTAGATAGTGTAGCACAATCTAATTATTTTAAATCATTAGTTGAAATAGGTGCTTTATCAGTAAATGAAGTTAGATCAAAAATTAATGCTAATTATCCTACACCTAATGGTAATAAACATTGGATTAGTACAAATCTGCAACAGTTAGATAATCCAATAGTTAACATAAATAATAGTGTTGATAATAAACTATTAATAGATAAAAATAATACTAATAAATAAATATGAAAAATAATAAAGAAATAAGGTTTATTCCTTCCAATTTAAGGGTAATTACAATAGAAAAAACATCAAAGTGTAGTTGTGGTACTCCCGATGGTGTTTGTGTTTGTAATGATGCTGGAAATGTTGTAGAAGAAAGTAGAACAATAGCAGGTACTGCAATAGTTTTTAACAGTCAATCAGAACTATTAAGCGAAGATGGTTTAAGATTTCACGAAACTATATTACCTGAAGCTGTAACACCTGAATTAATAAATAAAAGTGATATAGTATTTTTGTACCAGCATGATAAAAAAAGTGGTGTACTAGCTAGGTCTAAATATGGAACTGGTACATTAAATATAGCTATAAATGAACTTGGTGTAGATTTCAATTTTGATGCTCCGTGTTCACCAAATGGTGATAATATATTAGAATCTGTTAAACGTGGTGATTTAGATTCTTGTTCTTTTGCTATGATGGTTAAACAAGGTAATGATAGTTGGCTTAAAGTAGGTGATATATATCAAAGAACAATTAAAAAAATAGATGATATTGCTGATATGTCAATAGTAGTAAATCCAGCTTACAAATCAACTTCAGTTAGTGCAAGAGGTTTAAAAGAATTTGTTGAAAATGAAGTAAAAGAAGCTGAAGCACAAAGAGTAAAAGATGAACAAATATTAGAAGCTAGAAAGTTAGAGTTAAAAGAATACTATGATAATTTGTTCAAATAAAATATATAGTTAAAAATAAAAAATATAGGTATTTGTATTAAATAATAATATTTATGGAATTAAATGAATTAATCTCACAAAAAAGAGAAAAAGAAGCTGAATTAGTTAATCTTAGAACAGTTGGAGAAACAGAACTAAGAGAATTAACAGTAGAAGAAAATACTTCGTTTGAAGAACTAAAAAATGAAATTAGGAATTTAGATTCTTTAATTGAAGCAAAAAATAATAAACCAAAAATTAATAACCGAGAAAATAAAATGGATGAATTTTCAAAATGGATCGTTAGGGATAATGATAAAATAAATAACTTTAAAGTTCGTGGTGTACAGTTGAGTACTTCTATTGATAATGTACAGGTACTAGGTGGTATTTCTGATGTAGGATTAAAATCTTTCTACAAAAATTTGCCTATTGAAGTACTACCAAATCTTACTACTAGTGTTAAATTGCCTTATGTAAATGGTCTAATTGCATCTAAAGTAGCTGAAGGTTCACGTTATGACAATGATAAAACTATTGCTACTGTATTGCTTCAGCCTACCAGATTCACAATTACAGAAACTTTTTCACGTGAATTATTAGCTGTTGCTGATGATATGACTATTCAGGCTTATATCAGTAAATTGGCAGTTGCTGTAGATAGAAAAATTACTAAAGAAATTTTTGATGTTGCTTTAGCTAGTGCTACTGCTGTAACTGGTTTAACTGGTTATACTACTGCTTCTATGGATTCACTTGTATCTCAAGTAGATGGTGATGTAACATTACTTATGCCACGTGCTGAATTTTATAAAGCTAAAGCTGTATTAATTGGTACTGCTGGTAGTTTGTTTGTAGCTAATAAAACTTCACAGTTTGCTGGTGAGCTTTGGGATGGTACTCCTTTGTTCTTCAGCAATCTTTATACTGGTAGTACTGTTGTTGCTGCTGATCTTTCCCACGTAACATTAGGAGAATTTGGTAATGAGTATGAAATTCAACTAGATTATACTTCTAAATTTGCAGAAGGTCAAGTAGTTGTAACTGTAGCTAAAGAAGCTGGTGTAGTTGTTAGAAATAGTGCTGCTGTAAGAAAAGCTACTATTGCCTAATTAGTATTTTATTTTATCTAATATACTTTCAAAAAGTACCTTTCATATATTGGAAGGTATTTTTTTTTACCTGTATTTGTATAAAAAAGTTATGTACACTAATTTAATAGATGCTAAAAGCCATTTGAAAATAGAAGTAGATTTTACTGATGATGATAATTATATAAATCAATTATTAACAGTATCAGAACAAGCTGTAAAGAATTATTTAAATGATGATTTATTTGAAGTTCAGCTTGAAGATATACCATTACCTATAATTCAGGCAACATATTTTTTAATGGCAAATTTTTATATTAATAGAACTATGGTATCTTTTGCACAAGGAATAGAAATACCTTATACTTTTCAATTTTTGCTTAATCCATACAGAAATTATATAATTAAATAATATGAGTAATATAATAGGAGATTTTAGATATTCAATAAATGTATTAGCTAAATCTATTTCAGTAAATGAATATGGTGCAGAAAATACTACTTGGATTACAATAATAAATAAATTAAAATGTAGTGTTAAGTATGGTAAAGGTATGCAAGAAATTAGCACACACGAAGTATTTCCTAAACAATATATAATATTTAATACATATTACAGAAATAATATATCTACTGAAAATAGAATAGAATTTAAAGGAAAAAAATACTTAATTAATATAGTAGAAGAAATAGGATTTAAAGAAAGTTTAAATATTCATTGTGATTTAATAAATGATTAATAATGGGTAAGGTATTAAATAGCAGTAATAAACAATATGTAATAGAACTTCTTAATGATGGTGATCAGAAAGAAATGTTTTTAGCATTAAAAGATAATATTCAAGTAAGAGTATTAAACAGTGCTTTTAGAAAAGCTGGTAAATTAATTATAGACCAAGCTAGAACAAATTTTAATGCTACTAAAAAAAATAAATCACTTACTAATTATTCTGAATTTGATGAAGGTTTAAAGATGCAACAAGCTAAAACCAAATTAGGAATAAAGATTGGTATGCAACATAGAGAAGGATATAAATATAGATTTCTTAACTATGGTACAGCAGATAGATTTTATAAAATTTCATCATCTAAAAGTAATACTAAAGGTACTGCTGGTTTTTATGCTTCAGATAAAACAACACATAATACTGGTGTAATAAAACCTAATAAGTTTTTTACTAATGCTGTAGAACAAAAAGGAGATGAAGCACAAACTACTTTAAACACTGAAATAGTAAATGTATTTGAAAAAACTGTAGCAAGATATTTTAAATAAAAATGGCAACTATTAATTTAATACCAAATAAAAGAAAAGAAGAAAGAGCTAAAGGATTATATGATTCAAAAGAAAATAATACTATTCATTCTGTTGTTTATAATACAACTAGATGGAGAAAATTAAGAATTAATTATTTAGTAAATAATCCAATATGTGAGGAATGTAAATTAAATCTATCAATTGATGTACATCATATAACGCATATTTCAGAAGGAAGAAATAAAGATGATATGAAAAGGATTGGTTTTAATGAAAAAAATTTAATGGCATTATGTAAAGAGTGCCACAAAGAAAAACATAAAATAAAATGGTAGAAATAGGAAAAGTAGTATATAAATATTTATCAGATAAAGGATTAAAAGTTTATCCAATAGTAGCACCAATAGATACACCTTTACCATTTATCACGTATGAAAGAAGTTTACAACAAGCTGTAACTAAAGATGGTAGAAGTATTAATACTGTAACCTTTAACATATATGTATTATCTGAAGATTATAAAGAAACATTAGATATATGTGCTTTAATAGATGATACATTACAACCTATTCAAGGTGAACAAATGGGTAATTATATCCAGAATACTAGTTTAATGTCACAAGATGAAATATATGAATCTGGTATATATATTCAAAAAATGGTTTATACGTTTAAAGCTGAAGCAAGATAGTTAATTTTATACTAAATCTGTATTTGTATTAAATAATAACTAAAATTAATACAATATAATAA